GAAACACTTACATACTAGAACTCAAGAATGTAAAGAAGCTAGACCTTCCTAAGTTCTGGAGTGAAGCCGAGGTTGAGGCGCTTAATTATGCTAAGGCTCGTGGTATTGGGGAAGTGCCACTGCATTACGTAATAGTTAAGCGTCGCAACTCCGGTATAGAAAACGCTTGGGTAATCCAAGATCTAAAGCAGTGGTTAAAGGAGAAGCAGTGAAACTGTACGACAGAATTAAAATGATTGAGAAGCCAGCGTCACAAGTTGAGGTTGATGCTCTGAAGTATAAGGTGTCTGTATTGCAGAACATTCTTATATCAGCAGGAATCTTAGTGGATCACAAAGGTACAGTTAAAGATACCGTTATCATAGTAGATGGAAAACCATACACAATTAAGGAGAATAACTAATGCCAGTACCAGAGGGTGAAATCACCACATCAGAAATCTTTGCACCACAAACAGCAGATGATTTTGATATTGAGTTTGATATGAATGAGGAAAAGATTCCTTGGGAAGAAGTCAAAGAAGATTTAGGATTACCAGATGATTTGTCTTAACTGTCGCAAAGCTGGTGAGGAGAACTCACTAGGTCACTTAAAGAGAGCCACACACTGGCACGAAAAATGTGAGTACAAAGGAGACTGCGGGTGTCATCACAGGGTTGGTCCAGGACTGTTCGTAACAAAGGATTCAAAGGCTCCGTTGATGCAAACTCAATCCCCATAGGAGTAATCGTTGCTCACTATGGAGGACAAGTAAGAGAAGGTAAGAACGTCAAGGTATCGTGCGTAATGCACAATGACCTGCACGGTTCAGCTGTTATAGATACAGTAAGCAATTTATACTTTTGCCACACCTGCGGTAAAGGCGGTAACGCCGTTAATATGGTGTGCTTTATGGAGAATATGGAGTTCAACAATGGCCTCAAACGCGCAGTCGAAATTGCTACTGGAAGCGGCGCAGAGATACGCACAGGAAATAAGTCCAGAAGCATTGGCCGCGCTAGGAGAACGTGGGATATCTGAGGTAGTTGCTGCTCGCTATATGCTCGGTACTGTTACCGATCCTATGAACGGTCACGAGATGCAAGAGGGTTGGATATCTATTCCATACTTGACTGCATTAGGTCACTGCGTTGGCTTTAAGTTCAGACGAATAGATGATGGCAAACCTAAGTACGGTTCACCTACCGGACAAAAGGCTCATCTCTATAACGTCAGTGATATTACTTTGATGTCACCATACATACTGGTATGTGAAGGTGAGTTAGATACCATCATCGCATCAGGTGTACTGGGTATACCAGCAGTGGGTGTACCTGGTGTACAGGCTTGGAAGTCACACTATCCAAAACTATTTGGTGGTTACGAAACAGTCTTTGTTGTTGGTGATAATGACATTAAAGAAGATGGCACCAATCCTGGTGCTGAGTTTGCTAAGCGTGTCGCAAACGACGTAATGAACTCAACCATAGTAACATTGCCACCGGGTATGGACATCAATGACTACTACCTAGCTAATGGTGAGGTCGCAACACGTGCGCTTCTAACAGGAGAGAAGGGTGAGTAGAGACGAATGGATAACAATGCTACAGACTTTGCAGCATATGGGCTTTCAGATCTTAGAGGTGGATTACCAGAGCGAACAGGTCTTAATAAGACCAACACCAGTAAGGTAGACGATGAGTTTATTACCGATGTATGGCGCATCTTGGATGCAGCAGGCAATCTTCTCATTAAGAAACACCACGATTACGGTCCTAAGAACATCAGCCTTAGTCCAGGTGGACCTCTTAATGGTCTGCGTGTACGTATGTGGGACAAGGTCGCCCGAATTAACAACCTTATTGATTCTAACGTTAACCCTAGCAATGAATCTCTGCGTGATAGCTTCATTGACCTTCTAAATTATTCTGCTATTGCAATGATGGTATTAGATGGAACGTGGCCTGAAGAGTGAGTGACATACATCCAATCATCAATGATCTTGTACCCGCTATGGCAAACAGTATTGTCCAGCGGTTCAAGTCCTACGTTGAGGCAGAGGATGTAAGGCAAGAGTGTTTGATGTGGGCTATGAGTCGCACTGAATATATCAATAGCCAATTAAATGTAGAAGATACTGAAGAGCGTAAGCATAACGAGCAGCGTATAGCGTGGCAGATGAGGCGTGTAGCAGAACGCTACGCACGTAAAGAGAAGGCTGCTAAGGCTGGCTATCACATTACTGATGAAGCCTACTATGAGAGTGCTACTGTTGCTCAGCTTCTACCCTTTGTTATTGCATCCATCATAGACGGTACAGTCCTAGAGCAAGCACAAGAGATGATTCGTGACGGACAACCGAAGGGGTCGTCATCACCAGCAGAAGGTGGCAACCTACTTGCTATGTTATTTGATATTAAGAACGGCTTCTTAAAATTAAAAGAGAACCAGAGAACCATACTTACCTACCGTTATCACGAGAACCTAACCCTTGCACAGATCAGTCAGATACTAGAGTGTGCTATCTCAACTGCTGACCGCAGATGTAACAGTGCGATGCGTAAGTTGCTCATTGAATTAGGTGGTGACTCACCATTCAGATGAGATACAGTTTCAAGTGTATATGTGGTGTAACTATATCTGCTGATACAGATAAAAGTTTATTTGCTTACCTTAAACGTCACGCAAAAGACAGTGCTATTCACAAAGCACAAGGTTGGGAGGGTCATAAAGGTTATGGTTCCGACAACTGAAGCAGAACTCTTTGCTTACTTACAGCAAGACATCTACCCTGACTTGGTTAAGAGTGAGGGTACTTATGATGTCTTTGACTGTATCAGTTACAAGGCTGGTCACTTCATTGAACTAAAGTCTAGGATTACACACTACTCAGATCTGCTTATCGAGCAGGTGAAGTATCGCAAGCTGATAGAACTAGCAGTGCAGTACAACCTGCTTCCCTTCTACATTAACTCCACGCCGCTAGGTATCTACTCCTTTGATCTCAATGAGATACCAGAGCCAGAGTGGGTGACTCATCTGATGCCAGCGAGTACAGAGTTTGAGAATAGAAACAAGGTACCAAAGGTAGTCGGTTACTTGGAGATAAGTGAGGCTATCAAGTTATGATGTATGACTACAAGTGTGATACGTGTAAGAGTGAACTCACTATCGAACGTAGTATCCACGCTGAGGCTAACGCACCTATTTGCTTTGACTGCCATACTCCTATGGATCGTGTCTATGGTGTAGGTGGTATCAAGTTTAACGCACCTGGTTTCTACTCTACTGGAGGCTAACGTGGCTGAGTATCCTAATTGGTTTGCTAAGAGTGCAATAGATAACTTTGCAACGTATCTGATACAAGATACCGGTTTACCTAACCTACGTTATCTTCAGCTCGGTGCCTTTACAGGTGATGCCAGTGTGTGGTTGCTAGAGAATATCCTTACTGATCCTTCATCTCACTTGACTGATGTGGATACGTGGCAAGGCAGTGATGAAGATGAGCATAAGTCTATGGACTTTGATGATGTCTATGAAACCTACAAAAAGAAATTAGAACCATACTATGACCGTATACTTGCACTGAAAAGCGATACCGTTACTGCTCTCATTCACGACTTAAACTATGTAGGTAATCAATATGATTTCATCTACATTGACGCAGACCATACAACAGTAGGTGTATTGCTCGATGCTGAACTAAGCTGGCCACTGCTGAAGTCCGGTGGCATTATGGCCTTCGATGATCTCACGTGGGGAGCAGACTTGCCTCCCTCTCAATCTCCTAAAGCTGGCATCCTCCTCTTTGCTGAACGCCATAAGGACGAGTTTGATTTGGTTGTTGCTAACACTCAGTACTGGGTTAAGAAAAAGTAAAGCCACCCCGGAAAGAATAACAGGGTGGCTTTACTAGCGACGGAACAGAGAGGCTAGATTATTCTAACACATCAGTACCATCCTCGTCTATCTGAGTGGGCAAGAGCGCGGCACGCACTGCCTCGATAGCGATGTTCAAGGTATCGTATACCGTGAAGGATTTGTAGTTCAGGTTCTCGACTACGCTCTCCAAGGAGTTGAGCAATTCCGAAAGCTGAACTAATTGGTTTTCCCTGAGAGTCTCGCGGGCGAGCGAAGTGGTCAAGCCTGCTCTCACGGGTCCATAGGGTGATAAGACAGGTTTGCTCTCTCTTACTGTATCCGAGTGCTCGTGAGTAACTAACGATAAGTGCCTTGTTCTCACGCTTTTCCTCCATTGTTGCTTTTCTTTCTCTTACGACTAGATTTTTTGGGTGCTCGACGACCTGATGTACTGGTTCGGGTGCGAACACCCACAGTAACATAAGGGCGATCATCAATAGCAAACCACTTAACACCTTGCTCTTCATCAAACTCTTTCTCCTCCTCCAGATACTCTTTATAAAGCTCCGGGTATTGGTGTGAGAGGCGCACTAGAGCACGATCCCTCGCTCGTCTGTAATTACGGTATGAAATAGATTGAGATGCGCTGACCTTCCTATTCTCCATTAAGTTTATCTCCTATGACTAGCACAAGGTAGAAGGTTACCATTACAAGGATAATTCCAAGCATCATAGGACACCTGCCAGCGTAGCAAATACAATCTTGGTTATGTCTACTGGTTGCCCTACCAACATCGCCTCTTCATCGTCTGAGTCCCAAGCTGATACCAGCAGGCGTGAGTTGAGCTGGCTACGGCGTAGCCATTGGACTGCTTCTACTGGGTCTGACCCGCCCCACTCTGCTATACCCTGACTATCCACCACCTCATAGAAGGTGAACAAGGGTGATACTTTTGGATGGAAACTGATTACTTCATTCATTATTTTTACCCTCTCTTTTTGCTTTATTTCTTTTTAGTTTTAGCATTAGATTTAACCTTTCATTTTGATTATGAAACCAACGCTCTAAAAAGCAAGAGCGTGAGCAAAACTTTTGCCACTCATACTGAATTAGTTTGCCAGCGTGGACACATACATCTCCACACCCATAACAAGCATAAGTGCTCATCATTTATCCTCTCTCTTATTCTCTATACCTACACGACTAAGAGCATAAACCATACGCTCTAGGTTCTTCATAGCTTCGTATGAATCTGCTTCCTCTAGTTGTTTCAAGGCAGTCTCCTTACATAGATCTGCCTTTGCTTGCCAGTATTCCTTAGTAGGTTCAAACATTTTTTCCCTTTCCCTCTCCATTATTTCCAATGAGCGTAAACAACTTCGTTATCCCACCCGCATTTGTGGCAACGGAACCAGTAAGTACCGTTGAAGTTTTCGTAGTCCTCGTTCTCGGTTTCGCAACCGTCGTATTCACAGATTACTGCCATCGCTCGCCCTCTCTTTAGTAGTTTGCGTATCGGTCTTGGATTTCCTGCATACGTTGGTCAATCAAATCCAACAGGATGCAGTAATCTTCAGGGTCATCAAAGAGGGGAGTTTCCTTCGCCCTCACATACTCTTGCCTCAGCACTTCCAATTCCCTGCTCATTCTCCTTCTTCCTCTCTTAGTAATTCAACTACTTCATCTCTTACATAGTGCGCTTGCCCTTCAAACCCTGTTGGATACATAGGCAATAAGCCTTCTGCTTCCTCTTTGGAGTTTGCTTTGATTGAGATAATCTGCTCAACTGAATAAACATAAGTGTTCATTTGCCCGTCCATTCTTCTGCGATTCTTCTGCCCAAGTAACTTCTGTGTAGATCCGATACATCTCGGATTAGTTCTAATAGTTCATAATCCGCTATGTATTCGCCATCCATTTCAATCGCCTTGATAATTAAATCAAGGGTCATAGCGGTCTGCCCGCCCTCTCCATCGCTTTCAACATACTGCTTAAAGCTGTCATCGCTTCCAATTGCTTCGTGAATCTCTTGTAAGTTCATACACTTGCCCCTTCTAGTTCTTCCATAACTTCAAAGAATAGGTCGCTGTAATAAAGCCAAAGGTCTAGGCTCATTCGCCCGATGATTCCGATACTTTCATCAGAGCCTAAATCTAGAGCCCCTCTATCGGTGTATTCGTGTGGCATCTGTTGCCACTCTTGGATTACATCTGCGTTATAGATAGGCAGATACCCATCTATGAATTGACCTGATAGGTCTTTGATTCTTTCAATTTCCCCACCCATTTCAATCTCGGTGCGGATTTCTTCTTTCATCTGTTCTTTTATTAGATGTGCGTTCATTTACTTGCCTTCCTTTAGGATACGAATTGCCATTTCCAAAGCATCCGCAAAGCCTTCTGCGTAAGTTCTGTCCATTGAA